GTTAAAATCATCTGTAAAGTTCTTACCGCCAATAACCTGGTTCACTAGATCGGGATGGGTCATTTGGCAACCTGTATCCAGTACCGCTACGACTACATCATCGCCAAGTTCGCCTTTATTCCACATAGCAGGAGCACCCACCATTTTTACACCGGCAGGGATTTCATGTGTTTCAGTGGCTAAGGCTTCAAGTTTATGCGGAATTAATCTAACATCTCTAGTCATCTATTTACCTCCGTTTTACGCTGCCAATTGTAGGCTTGACAGCATGTTTCATTTCCTTCATTTCGTTTAAGATCGATAAGCTTGCGGCACTCACATCGGTTTGGTCTTTATATTGGCCAGCAGGGAATCCTACAATCTCATCGAGAAAGTCATTTACCCAGTCACCCTCTACAAGAAAAACGTTGCCAGCTTCGGCCGCCGCCGCTAATGGTCTAGCACGTTCTTCTTTTGGCCCCGTTGGTCTATCGCCATAAAAGGCAAAGCCATTTAGAACCTTACGTCTATAGTGGTCGATTGTATTGACACCGCTTGACCCAGGCTCTTGCTCCATCCAAACAGGAACGCCAACCCCATCTAATTCAGCCGTTTGACGGATCAACTGCTCAACCGCTAAAGGAGATAATTGAACACGCCGCATATCCATGATGTAATACTGGCCATCTTTCATGCCCATCTTTACACCAGCCGTATATGCCGTTGTATCAGTGGCTTTCTTTTTATCCGTTGCGGCCAAATCCCAATATCGCACCTTTTTCACATCGGCAGGCGCTTCTTTTACGATCTTGAACCAATGACGCTTAAACATTTCACCGTCCGGTACAGCATCCCAATCCCCATGCCTTAATTGCTGGATTTCATATTGGGACATTTCCGCTAACGATTGTTCATAATCCTCTGTATCCAAGTAAGGGTTATCCTCTAGCTTGGAAGGAATAAATTCTCTGCCTTTTTTCGGCCCTTCAATTAGGATTCTTTGTCGTACCCAGGAGTGGCCACGACCACCGGGGTTACTTGCCGAATAACAACGCAAAGGAACGTCTGAACCTTTTAAACGGCGCAAACGTGAGAATAAGTATCTATATTGGCTTTCCTCAAATTGAGTAAGCTCATCAAAGGCTACGAATTGGAACTCCGCACCCTGATAATTGTATTTATCATTTTCATGCTGTAGGTATGCGAAAGTAAGAGTGGCCCCGGACGGAAATGTCCAGGTTTTATCTTTTTCGCTCCATTTTGCATCTGTATTATCCAACCAGGCATGCGCTCTATCCATTAAGGCTCCTGGCATAGCCAAATCCTTATAAGTACGTCTAAACATAATGGCAGCATAATTAGGAACATGAACATACTGCAAAGCCGCCATTAATAAAGCATCCGACTTACCTAACCACCGCCTGCGGCTCCACCGAACAATGCTTCCCTGGCATCGCAAAGCAACAGCTTTAATTGCTTAACCGTCGGCTTATGCGGAATGTATGGATTAGTGAGGATCTTCTTGATCATCTCCAGGACTTGAAGCTCTTCTTGCTCGTCTTTCGTTAAGGACTTCGCTGATGACTTCGTCATATTCATTGAAGGTGTGCTTGACTTCTTGTTTGATGTTGACATTGTGGTTTTGCTCATGGCGGTCGATCACCTCCCCGGAGTGATTAACATCAGCTTTAAATTTATCTGTTTTGCCCCATCGTTGAGGGAATTTGCGTTCTAAGAAAGTCATGGCGGCCACCCAATACTTAGGGTCGTCTTTTGCCTTTTCAGCCGCTTTCTGAATGATTGAAACGTTTCTGATTTCAGCATAAGACTCAGCTCTTTTTATCGACTCCCAAAACTCCCGTTTAATTCCTGATTTCGCCGCTTCTCCTTCTTTCATCCAGCGATACCAAGTTGTTTCTCCAATACCTAAATATTGACATACAGTTTCGGTGTAATTACCTGTTTTAACAAGGTCAACCGCTTCTTTGATAAGCTCAGGCGTTAACTTCAGCTTCCTCGGCATTTGTTTTCACCGCCTTTTCTCCGGTGTATGTCTCCCAACGATTAACGATTACGTCCGCATATTTAGGATCTAACTCCAATCCATAGCAAACGCGATCCATTTGGTGACAAGCCATTAAAGTAGAACCGGAACCAGAAAAAGTATCGATAACCAAGTCCCCTGGGCGCGATGAGTTCTCTAGTGCTTTTCCTACTAGCTCAATCGGCTTCATGGTTGGATGTTCAGCACTTCGTTTCGGTCGGTCCACATTCCAAACAGTGGATTGCTTGCGATCGCCCCACCATTTATGAGCACTTCCTGGTTTCCAACCGTATAAAATCGGCTCATGCTTCCAGTGGTAATCTTGTCGGCCCATGACAAAAATATCTTTTACCCATATGATGCATTGCTTGAGCAACCATCCGGAGTTCTTCATAGCTGAACGGAAGTTAATCCCTTCTGAATCCGCATGGCAAATATAAATTGGGCCACCTTCTTTTGTGTGATTAAATACGTTTGTATAGAAATCAAATAAAAACTGATAAAACTGTTCATCGCCCATTTCATCGTTTTGAATACGAAGCGCGGCTTCCGTTTTGCCTTCATAAGCTACGTTGTACGGTGGATCAGTAAAGACCATATCCGCTAATCGACCATCCATCAATTTAGCAAGATGGTCCGGATTTGTAGCATCTCCAACCATTAAACGATGATTGCCTAATAACCAAATATCTCCTGGTTGGCTAATTGGCTCCTCGATATCTTCCAGGGCCGCATCCTCGTCAAACCCATCGTCAGCCGCTTCCTTATCACCCATATCTCCTACAGAAGTAATCAGATCCTCGATTTCCGGCAATTCAAAACCGGTTATTTCAAGAGGAAACTCCCCTGTGTCCAATTCGCCAAGTAAATCTTTTAATACTGGCAAATCCCACTCGGTTTCTTCCTGCAGTTTGTTATCAGCAATTAAGTAGGCATCAGCTTTCGCGCCTTCTAAATCCAAAATTAAAGCCGGCACATGTTCGAGTTTTTGGCTTTTTGATGCCTTGATACGAGCATGACCGGCTAATAGTATTCCATCTTTTGAAATCAACACTGGGTTTACAAATCCGAATTCTTGAATGCTGCGTTGCAGTTTTTCTATCGCAGAGTCCGGATGAATACGCGGATTGTTTGGATGAGGTTTAATATCCGCTATGGGGTACTCTTTTACAAATTCTTTGATGCCACTCATAACATCCCTCCTGAAAAGTTTGTATAAAAAAAGCATGCAAATTGGATGCACACCCCTTTTATAACGGAGTTTGCTTACAATTTGCATGCTGTTTTATGCCTATTAAATGGCCAGCCTCATCGAGACTGGCGACTAGAGAATGATGCTAAAAAAACGAGCGAATCATGTATGGGGGTATGATTTCGCTCTTATACCATAATACCACGTCAGAACTGGGAAAAAACCATCCATTTTTTGAAGCTGTTTTCTAGTCATGTGTGACCTAGATTTCCAATAAAAGAAGGTTTCGAAGGGAAATCTGTGCTGTTTCTTTAAAACTATCACGCACGTTATACATCATTTTAAGTGAGCATTTCATCCGATCGGCCACGTCAATGTTCTCCAACCCTTCAAAATATCGATACTTTACATACTCTCGCTCCCTTTTCTTCAGCACCTCTAATGTACGGTCAATGCTATCAATGATGATCTCATAGGATCTAATTTCCGCTTGGAGAGCATCGCTCAGTTCCGCTCGCTTAATTCCGTAATTTTCAGTCGTACTGTTGAATAGAAACGTACCTGTAGAGCCTTCTTTGCTTAAATCATAGTTTGCTGTAGTTTTTGGATAGAGGTAATCTAACTGTTTACGTAGGTTTTCAATGCCTAATTTATACTTCGGATATTGTTTTAAATGTTTTTCAATCTTTTTAAATTCGTTTGCTCTTAATTTTGTCATCATAAGTTCCTGTCCCCTTTGTGTTTTTATTGGATATTTAAAGCCTGCAAGTAATCTAATGGAATTCCCCGGTCATTCATCACTCGCTGGCAGTTGAAATGAAACCATTCGAATGGGATTGATTTGCGCCCCCCGGCTTGCATTGCATCCCACCATTTCTGTAATTGAGAGAATTTTAGCAAGAATACAACTTGCCGCTTCTCAAATTCGATTAATACAAAACTAACGCTCCCTTGTTGATACCAATCTTTTAATATCTTGTACTGGAAGTCTTTTATACTTTTTAACGGAAAGCGAGTCCGTTCATTGGTTGATTTCGCTTCAAAGCAGAGCGATCGGCCATTAGCGATCCCCACGAAATCTACAAATCCGGTGGACTCATAATATCCATAGGCGTACTGGCGATGGTAACCTAACGTTTTAAAAGGTGGCTCTATTTTTTCAACTGCTGCCCATCGCTTCATGGCGTACTGTTTATTGCTAACAACAATCATCTTTTCGAATGCTTTTCCTCTATTTGCAAAGCTCTTCATCCAGCGCCTCCTTTAAACACACAAAAAAAGGGCAATGCTTATATAGCACTGCCCTTTTTGTATATGTTAATTTAATTGTAATTCAGGTTCTGTTTCAAAAGCGTCCCCAGTAATGTCAATACGTTCTGATTCTTCCGCTACTTTCAAGTCTTTCTGTAGCTGAGTGGTTAGCAAGCCCCACTTGTTAAGCATGCTTTTAATTACGGTTTTTAAAGCCATCGCGTCAAAATTGTCTTTCCATCCAAAACCATCTGCTTGCTTAGAGAACTTTTGACGGTGACGTTCAATGTCCTCTTTTGACCAATAAACCGTTTTTTCAAACCCACCTAGTAGCTTGAAGTATCCGAGGTATCCTATAGCCTCGTTAGAATCCTTAGAAGAAAAGTCTAAATCGTATTCTTCTGTCAAATAGTTAAAGTATTTAAGTTGCCCTTTGTAGATAGGTATCGCATTGATTTTATGGTATTTCTCTGTTCGAAGGGCAAATTGTATAAATGCTTTATAACCCAGTTGGCATTGCGCTAACTTTACCCAGTTAGGATTTTTCTTATCACCTAGATTTGTATTATACGAGATAATCCAGGCTAGTCCTAAATTCTTGTCAATGGGTAAGTCTAACACTGCCGCTTTCAAACAAGCTTGCAAAATACTGGCCTTCGTAGCACCCTGCAAAGATTTCTCTTGCGAATAAAGGCTGATCACCGATGTGGTGAAGGCTTCGCGTTTGTTATCATCCGCTAAGACCTTTGCCATCATGCCGGTTACTTCATCACTTCTCATAAAATCAGAGAATGTGTTTTTTGCCGCCTTTTGTGCTACTTGCTGTTGTTGCCCCTGGGGATTAGGAGGTGGGGTCATTGCCCCAATTCCCTCCGCTTGTTGTTGCAGTATATTAGCTGTACCTTGCGTATTAATTGTGTTTGACATAATTGTATACCTCCAAATGTATAGTTTTAAACCTGTTTTTCCGATTTATTTGTAATTGAATGTGCGTGAATTTGTTTCTATCATGAATTCTTTGTGTATTTTTGGATACGCCTTTTTAAAGGCAGTAGCGTCAAAAGTGGGCTTTGTATACTTTTCATATAACTCCGGTTGTGCTTCGCGTAGCTTGACCGCATCAAAGGCTTTTTTAAATGACCAATGTATTTTCTTTGTATCGCCTTCAACCTGGGCCGTTTGATATTCACCAAGTAAAACCTGAAGTTGTTGCTTGGCTTCCTCTTTTTTCTCTGCCATCTTTTGCTCTTCTGCTTTATAGAACTGGAAGGCTTCTGTTAGCCCTTTTACATCTTGCGGAAGGGTAAGAATATCATCTTTCTTTTTGGCATCCGCTACGCTATAAAGTTCCTCTAATACTGCTTTACTTGCTGGAGAACCATCCGGCTCCGGTGGAATACGCTGTAAGATGTGGTAGTTCCAAAAATGCTGTTCGATTTTGATAAGACTCTTAATCAATTCATCATTCCGCTTGATAAAGAATTCTCTGTACTTGTTACCGCCTATAAATACCGCGAATACTCCCCAATCAAGGCCCAGGCAATATAAATAGTGGCTCATTTGTATTTGAAACTCGATTGGTATCTCCTCATCGCCAAACTCTCCGTTGCGATATTCGGACATATTCTTTATTTCAAGTACGCCCCATCCTTTTTCTTTGCAATAAATAAGGCCGTCTACGTTTGCTAGTACAAAAGGCGCTTCTAGCGATTGCCACATAAAGTTACTGCGGTACACCTTGTATTGCGGATTCTTTTGTTTAAATACGTCCCTTATCACCGGCTCCATAATGTGGCCCATTTCAGCCGCTTCGCTCGGTGGATTTATATCTACGATTGTCGATAGTTTATCTTGATAAATTTTTAATTTAGAATTATATTTTTTGTTTCCTAGACCGGCCATCGGTGCCGCTTCGCTTCCCCCGATCCCTCTTTTCCGGTACTGGAGCCATTGCTCATGCGTAATATCATTTACGTTTACTATTGGTCTAGCAGTTTTAGATTTGAACATCCTTTTCTTCTCCCCCATATTGGCGAGAACGGTGTTATATGGTATAATACCTTTGTATTTCTCCTAACACCGTATCTCGCGGTTGTTTAGTTGTGAAATTTTTGCTGATTTAAATTACCTTACGAGATCTGCTTGTGCCAAAGCAGGTCTTTTCTATTTTCTTTCGTGTAATACGCGATGATGCATTCGTCTAGCTTGTGAATGTATTCTTCGCCAGCAATCTCGCTTTCTATGAATTCTTCACTCTCGTCAATCTCAAAGTTGCAACCGCAGCATGTTATTACTTCCTCTTGGCGATCGTCCTGAAATCTTTCGTAAAACTCCGCTGAATGCTTTAATTCGTTTGCTGTTGGTACTGAAAACCGGTCTAGGTTCATGTCCTATCACCCTTCTATATTAGTTAATTTTTCCTTTTATACCGGTTGTTACCTCCGGTACGTGTGTTATCATACCTCTGTGTTAGGGTGATTACAAGTTATTTTACAATGTGCAAGTAAACTTTTTTAAAAGGCTTTTTTTGCCGCTTTTTAGGGTATTTTTTACGCTTTTGAGTAAAGAACTTTCATATATCGGACACTTTTGGTAGTATGATTTAGTTGAAAGTGGGAATACACTAAGAGATGACAAAAAGATAACATTCTGTTTAAATTTAGGTAATAAATGCAAATAAAAGAAAGTTTTTATAATGAGCTCTATTTTTTTTTATTTTTTTTGGAGTACACTTTATGTTTTTTGCCTTTTATTTTTTTTAAGGTTTTTTCAGTTTTTTGATTTTTTTAGTTTTTTAATTCTTTTTAAAGAAACTTTTTAGCCTTTAAAGCGTTTTGTAAAAGTGAACTGTGGCTCCTTGGATGGTATTACCTAAAGGGAATGTATTAACAAAGTAGAATGTTCTTTATGAACAAAAAAATGTGTATGGGGGAAGATTTATGTCTCAAGAAATTAAAGAAAATAACAATAAGGATAAGCGTCCGGATCGTTTAGAGGGTGAAGATAACATTTTAGGCAATCGATTGAGAGTATTACGCAAAAAGCGTGGGTTATCTCTCGCACAGCTTGCAAAGCTGCTTGGTAAGACGAAAACAGCTGTTGTCAGCTACGAGCAAGGATATCGATTCCCTTTACTGCGTGATATCGATACACTTGCTGAAGAACTAGGAACGTCTGTGGGTTATTTAATTGGGGAAACAGATATCTCTGGACCACCAGTTACAGGTGAGAAGATCGAAGATTCATTGAAATATACGCTTGAGCAACTTTCTCTTGGTGAATTAATCAAAACTGGAGATATTCATAATGGGGAAGAGGTTTTATCAAACGAGCAGCTAAAAATTATAAACGAATATCTTAGAAAAGTACTCAATGGGGAAGCCGAATTAAAAATTAACAACGACGACGAGAAGGCATAAAAAAAACGGCATCCACAGCCGTTTCTTTTTTTTTCGTGAGTATTACTACTACTACTTAAGCAAATAATTAAAGCGTTTAAATAATAGGTCTCAATCCAATTATTTTTTATTTCAATACATTACATTGGGTTAAACAAGCAATAGACAAGCATAATTCTAGATAATCAGTATTTAAATAGATTTAATTTTTTAGGATTTAATTTAAGATTAAGAACTAACTAAGAACTGAAATAGTGCCTTTTTTCTTTTTGTTGTGAACTTCCAAGAAAAAATCATTACTTTGCAATGGGTTATTAAATTTTATTGTTATATACAAAAAGAACAGTCTACTCTAGGCAGTCTCGTGTCAAACCTAGAATATCTCTGTAAGTAAAGATAAGCATATTGGCTATATTTAATTGTCAAAGGTCTTACAGTACCGATCGCATCAAAATCGGAGAAGAGTGTGAGGTGTCCGTTCACCGCCTTTTCTATCATAATTTATCCGAATATTGAATTAATTTTGTACTGTAAATCCATTCTAACAAGACAATACTACCGATTGCAACCGAAAAGGTGTTCTTATTCACAACTTTTTTTAATTAATCCACAATTTGTGGATACCGCTCAGAATTTGTTTTAAGGCTTTTTTATATGTATAGATAGGCTAACTATTAAAAGACTGTCTTTCGTTCAAAATAAGGCGAAAAAAAGGGGTAACAAAGGGTGATAAGCACGTTTCACCCTTTGGATAAAATCTCATCGATTATGATTAAGTCCTCCAGAAACTCTTCAGGGGTTACAGATGCATCACCTAAAAACTTTCGATATGGCCCTATAACCTCAAAGCCACACAGCTCTCTTATGCAGTTATAAACATAATCATCAGCGAACAAGTCTCGCATATCCACGCCCTGGTTGCCTACATGAATCATTTTTTGCACCATCGAAAGGTTAAGATTC